GTTCTTCGCCATACTTCTTGATGCAGATGACCTCGCCATCCATCGCTGCGGTGGTCACTGCGAGCCGCTCGCCATCGGCGCGGGAGAGTTGGCCTGTGATGTCGTAGTTGCCGCGCTTGCTCCAATCGGCAAAGGCGTCCTCGATGGCGCTGCTGGCCACGGTGTCCATCGTTCCGCTGGGGTCGCGGATCTGTGCGTTGAAGGTGAAGCCTGTCGGCCCTGCGATGTTGTCGCGGGCCATTTGCAGGAATTTTTTGAGGTGATCGTTGTTCTCTGCTTGCTCACGCGAGCGGGCGACGATGCGGCTCCAATACTGGAAAATCCATGCGTCGATCGTGGTCGGTGTTCCTGCCCATGTGGATTCCAACCTGCCAGCGCCTGCGGCTTGCGGCATGCCTGCGGTGGCAAAGCTGCCGATGGTGTCGGAAAGAATGGACCGCGCCGACCAGAGTTTCGGCTGGTCGACGCGGCTTGGCGCGGGCGTCTTCGTGGTGGTGGTGCGAGAAAATAGATCGAAGAGGCCCATGGGGATTAGATGCGAACGGAAATGGATTGCCCGATGGACGAGATGCCGGAATCGCGGCGGGACTCGCGGGACAGCTCACGCCTCCAGAATGAGAGGAGTTGCAAGAGTTCAGCGATGCTGTGCCGCTCAAGCTCTCGGTTGTTTATTTTGTAGCGTTTCGCCTCCAGCGTGGCACCTCCTGCGAGCATGGCTTGGATGTGCGCCACGGCGATGCGGGCCTGCGTGCGCACCTCGGCACCGGGTGCGAGTGTGGCAGCGGATTCGCGGATGAGGAGGTCACCGGTTCCGACGAGGGCGCGGTGCGCGGCGACCGTTGCCCATGCTTCCCAGATGTAATGCCCTGGTATCCATCCGCTCGTATTCGCGGCGGCGGTGAAGGTGCCTGCCGTGCCGGTGGCGGCGACATTGCGCGATTGCATTCCAGCGAATTGCACAAGGACGGTCGCGGCGGGGTCTGCCGATACCGTCACATTGAATGTTTCGCCTGCTGTGATTGTCACCATGAATGCACGAAGGAAGCGCGGCGCGTGGTGCGCTTGCGTTTCGCGGCATTGTTGTGATCGGGACGGGGGGTGTCTTCTGCGGGGAGTTCCACCGGAGGGGGCTGCTCCACCTCGGCGGGCTTGGGCGCGGGCATGGTCTGCCGCCTCCGTAGGGCGAGCTTGTCAAACTGCGGGGCGCGGAGGACGAGGGCGGCGAAGGCGTAGACCCGGCAATCGAGAGGTTCGTTCCGTGCGCCGGATGTCTTGTGCCACTCCAGCCGGGGGAATCCCTTTACAAATTTCGTTACGGCTTTCTCTGCGGTCAACCCTCTGAAATACTCGGCGCTGCGCCCTTGCGGGAAGTGGCAATATCCAGAGCCGGGTTCCGTGATGCGGAGGCGTTTGTAAACGATGCTCTTCGCGGAATCGACGCCGACAATGTAAACATCGATGGGGCGTGTGGTTTTCTTTCCTGCCCTGCGGCGGGCGGGGTTGCCGACGATGGGCAAGCCGGGTCCGCCTTGCCCTTTCACGCCGTAAACTCGGTCGCCCTTGTGGCGTTTGACATAGCCGTAAACGGCCTGCGTGTTGCTGCCGCCGGTATCGATGCAGGTGGTTTCGATGACCATTTCGCCGCCTGCCTCGGAGGTCCACCGCTTGCGAAGGTAGTCGGTGAGGTGCGTCCACGGACTGCCTGCCGTTCCCTCCGGGATGTCGGGGTCGCCGAGGATGACATGGTAAGCCACGCTCCAGCTTTCTTCGCCGCCTGCCCATGCGACGACTTCGATTTCGAGACGGTCTTGCTGTGTATCGACGCCTGCCGTGAGGATCAACCCACGGGCTGGAACATCCGCCTGAGGGTATGGTTCGCATCGTTCGATGAGGGCATGCTCGCTGATGCGTTCGCCGCCCTCTTCCCATGTTTCACCAAGCGAGGTGTTGATCCACACTTGCAGGGTTGAGGGATCGTCTTTCGCCCGCCCGTGCTCGATGGCGATGTCTGCGATGCTTCGCCAGGGGGAATAAAGTTCGTTGAGATGGAAGCCCGCGATGCGGGTAAACGGTGCTCTCCCTCGCCACCCTAAAGGTTGTCCATCATTTCCAATCGGCTTTGTTCCATCTGGCAGCGGAGCGCATTTTGCGACGGCTTGGTTTTTTTGCGCGCTGGTGATTGTTCCGTTGCAAGCGGGGCAGCGGAGGGTTGCGAGGTCGCGGCGGCCCTCCGGCCAGACGACATTTCCCCACCGGAGCGGGTGCGGGTGCTGGCAGTGCGGGCAAGGAACAACGAAATGCCGTTGATCTGAAAGCTCATAGGAACGCTCAATGCGGGACAAGCCCTTGACGGTCGGGGTCGAGACCATGACCACGCGCCGGTTCCAGAAATTTTTTGTTCTGGCGATGGCGAGGTTTACCGGATCGCCTTCGGTTCCCGCGCTGGCGGGGTAGCGGTCCACCTCGTCAAGCAGGAGGATGCGGATCGGGCGAGAGGCGAGGCCGCTGGGGGCGTTCGCACCCACAAGCGTGACATGCCCACCGGGGAATCGTTTATGAAGGATCGTGTTTCCGCTGTCGCGGGTCTTCGCGGGGCGCACTTTCGAGCGGAGGCTGGGCGAGTCTCGGAACATTGGCGCGAGACGGTCTTTGCTGAATGTCTCTGCCATGGCCTCGTCCGGCTGCACGAGCATGAGGGGCGAGGGGTCAAAATCCACGAAGTAGCCGATGCAGTTGAGGAGGATTTCCGTTTTCCCCACCTGTGCCGATGACATGACGACAACTTGCTCAATGGTCGGATCGGCAACGGCGTCCATGATGCCGCGCTGGTATTCCGCGCGGTTGGTTCGCCACTGCCCCTTCTCCGCTGCCGCCTCGCCGCTGAGTTTGCGACGGTGGTCTGCCCACTCGGAAATCGTCCACTTGGGAGGGGGGGCCAAAGCTGACCAGATGCCGGCGGTGAGGTCTGCCGCGATGTCGCCTCGCTCGGCGGTCATGTCTCCCATCCCTCGCCCGTCTCTTCCTCTGGGGCAGGTTCATGGCGTTTGAGGTAGCGGTTGATCACTTCGCGTCCGTTGTATTTCGAGCATTCCATCAGCGCCTCGTGAATCAGCGTCTCGATCATTGCCGCGCATTTGTTCGGATCGCTTTCGTCTGCAACTCTTGGCCCTGCCGTTGTCGGGATTGCCAGCATTTTCGCCCGGAGGTTAGCCAGCCCCTCACCCATCACCTCAGCAATGCAAGCTGCGTCGTGAAGTTCTCCACGGATCGCTTGCGATTGTGCTTCCAAAATGTCGGCGCGGTTTCGGTAGACGCGAGTGCGCTGCACCTCGTAGTTGCTTTCATCACCATCCCCGCTCATTCCTTTCCCTGCTGCTCGGTCTTGGAGATACCTCACATATCCGCGAATCGATTGCCAAAGCTCATACCGACCACGGGCGGCTTTTGTGACGATTCCAAGTTTTGCAAGTTGCTGGATTCTTACATCGGTGATGTTGAACAACTTTGCCAGTGTTCCGCTCGGCACGCTCGTTTCTGCTGGGTCGTTTTTTGTCATACCGTGATTGCAATGCAAAATTCCGAGTTTGCTCGTTTCGTCACCTTGATCATTCCAGGATACATGACTTCCAGTTTTTTAATGCAGTCCGCTTCCAGCTTTTGCGTTCTGTAGTCGTGGCATCCGCCTTCGTCGTGCCAGTGGTTATTTTCCCAATAAATGTGACGCGCCGCCACGATGCCCCCGTCTCTAACTATGCATCGCAAATTCAACTCATAGTCTTCCTTCACTGGAAAACTCTCATCGAATAGCGTTCTGCCGTCGTTAAGAATCCCCATGCATGAAGCCGTAAGGTAACTTCTCCATAAAAAAGGTTTGTATGGGTAAATTGATCTTCTTGCGCTCTGTGTTGCTATGCCCCAGACCGAGAACCTTAAATCCTCTGTCAGTTCAAAAAGCCGAAAAAATTCATTCTTCCATTCGTTTTCTTTTAGGTTCTTTGTTTTCCCTGCTGTCTCTGAAAACTTGCACCATCCGCACGCCTTAACATCATCGTCGATCATCACAATGTGAGGGTCGTCCGTGTTTTTTAGAATCCAGTTTCTCGTTTTTGTGATGCCTCTTACATCATCCGGCACGCCTATGACATTTTTTGCACCTGTTAGCCTGTAGCTTTCAGCCTCCAGAGCAGGCACGAAAAGCGTTGCGTTAGGCAATACGCTTAAAGTTTTTGTGCGCCCCGCTCTTCCTTTACTTGGTATTGCTATGATCATTTAGTTTTTCAAAAAATTGAGATGCTTTGACAACTCTTTGAGTGCCTACCGCATCGAATGCCGATCCTTGTTTGTAACCTCCGCGACGGACTGGTTTTAGATCGAGAGAGACCTTTAGCTTTTCCCACTCCTCTTCGTTTTCGCACATGATGACTGCATACTCTTTAGGTGGTTCCAACTGAATCGCTCGCGGCAGTTTTTCCGGTTTGATCTCGTTTGAAGTCTCATCGTCTGCCTCAAGTGCTGAAGCCAACTCGCTGATGTCCGACTCAGAAAATCCGATTGATTCCGCATGAATCCCGCTGATCTCAATGTTTTTCAGTTCCTCCAGAAGCATTTTCTCATCCCACCCGCCGCCTATCTCTGCGAGTCGGTTGTCGGCGAGGATGTAAGCGCGGCGTTGCGAGTCCGTGAGATGCGAGAGCCGGAGGCACGGCACGGATGCCAGCCCTAACTTCTGCGCGGCAAGCACGCGACCATGACCGGCAACGATTCCGTTCTCCGAATCGATCAACACCGGGTTGTTGA